ATTCCTTACCATCTACTATGTATTCTGAGCATTCAAAACCTAATTGAGTAAATATCGTATTTGCTTTTTGAACTAATTGCTCTGCTTTATCTTTAGAAATAAAATATGAAGATATGTTATAAGATGGGTTTAAAGCAAAAAGCAATTGATCAAATTGTTCTTTAAACTTATTGTTTACTGTAAACTTATCAATTGTCACAGAGGCACTAGGAAAACAAGGTTCCACATTGTCTTCGCCTTTATTGCCAAATTCATCTTCATCTTTACCAAGTAAGCAAAGTGCAGAAAATTCGAATGAGTCTATTTGAAAGTTTCCGTTATCTTTTTCTGAATATGATTTAACATTTATTTCCATAGACTGGTTTATTCCATCATCAATTACCTTCTGTACTGGTTCAGGATATCTACCATACCAAAGAACAACATCTGCTTTTAAATAATTATGTTTTATACCATCTTCTTCCTCAAGTTCAACATATTCTGCATTATTATTCTCTTTAACTACACCATAAGGAACAGTATTGTCTTTTAATACCAATTGATTTCCTACAAATTCAATTGTTACATCATGACCTCCAAAATTTTGTTTCTCAGATAACCAATGTCCAACTAAAGGAACAAGTCCCAAAGATGGCAAAGCGTCAGTAAAAGCTTTATCTGTAATATCAGATGAATTTCTATTATCTCCACTATATGCTATTAATGCAGTACCTTCAGCAAATTCAGAATTATTAACTTTCTTAAAATCATTATTAAACTTTACTTTAAAATTAGGATGTTTATTTAATACATTCAATTATTTATTTTCACCTCCTTAAAATATGATAATATTAAAACATTAATTTATTACTAACAACACATTTACTTTTATCTACTTGATTAAAGTTAAATTTATTGTTGGCATCAATAGCAAAAACCCAACATTTTTTATTATCAATGTTAGTTTCTTGAAAAAGTTTTAATTGTTGTGATTGGAGTTTTAGTTTTTCTTTCTCATCAAAACAGTATATGAATATTATAATCACCTACTTAATTTTATCTAATGTTGCTTTCCTTATCCTGCCCAATAATCGTTGCATCTGAAGGTGTAGAGGTCTTCGGTGCTCCTCCTTTATCATCACTTCCTGAAGTTTGGTTCATGTTTTTGGGAGGTAGCCATTTATCTTTAGATTTAATTAGATTATTATAGTCAAGTGCAGCGTTATAATTGTCAGAAGAGTGGCCTGCCTTACTAACTAAAATATCTAGATCACCTCCAATTGTTGCTAGTTTATACTCTTTGTCAAATTCCTCAGTTTGATTAAAGTAAGTTATTTTCCAAATATCAAGTGTAAAAGTATACTTTTTACGCAAATTCACATTACCAATCCTATAATTAAACCAACTCTGAATCTTGTCTAATATGCTAAATACATTGGATTGAATATAGACTAAGTTTTGTGAAACACCAACAGAACTGTTTGTGCTTGAGCCACCAAGCAACAAGGGATTAGCTCCACTTTGCATGTATGCCATATTTTTAGCAAATTCAACTAAACTGTTTTTTTCATTTTGTATACTTCTAAATGGTATCTCTTTGAGAGGATAAGGTGATCCAGTTATTGTGACTTTATCTGAGACTCCCGATGCTACGACATTTACCCACTGACTTACTACATCTGGTTCTACCAATGGGATTCCAGTCTCTTTGTCATGCGGGAACTCAATATTGATTAATTTTATCGAATCATCCCTAGAACTCTCAATCTCTTCATCAATTAAATCATTAAGTAAAAACAACTCAGTAAATAATTGACTATACAATGGCAAAAAGAAAGTATCATTATCTCCACCTAATTTAATACAACATACTTTTTCACTAGGTAATGGTTGCCATTCTGGATATCTCAATTTGTCTGGATTCTTTTTATATCTATCATATAACACCTTAAATTCAGCAGGATATACTCCCCACGCAAATTCACTTAATTCATTATCTCTTGATAAATCATCAAAATATTTGAAATTGAATTCAACTTTATATTGTCCACCAAGAATTGAATATAATCTAATATACTTTATTGGCAGATCCCATAGATAAGGAAAATTTCCATCATTTTTCTCAAATCCACAGTATGCACCATATCGAACTATACTTTCAATAATTCTTCTTCCAGTTTTCTTTATATCAATATTTTCTATATAATCTCTAACTGTATCAAATTCATTTTCAAAATTGTTTAGGATTTTGTCAAATGCTTCTTGGTCTATTGGATTGCCTAATTCATCAAATTTAGTTTTTGCTTTTAACTCTAAATTCAATTTCCTCATTGTAGATTTTGTTGGTTGAAGATAATTATCTAAAGTTGCCATATTTGAAGTTAGATTTACTAAAGTTTTATAGATTCCTTCAGGAGCATATAGTAAATCTGATAAATCTAGAATTTCAGTTTGGTATTTATTTGGATTATTTAACCATAATTTTATTTTATCTATTGTAATATTTTTGTTGTTTTTAGTATTTCTTTTATTAGAGAAGAATGAAGCAATACGAGATAGGGAAAAGTTTTTAGATTTTGATGGTTCCCATGATTCTTTTAATGCGAATAGATTAGGGGATAGGGGTTTGTTTTGATTGTTTTGGTTTTGGTCTGGCAAGGAATGACCTCCTTTCTATTTAGTTGTTTAGTTTTATTTATTATAATGATTTATTTTGGTTATCGTCTTGCTCTGCTTGATTTATTTGCTATTGCGAAGTATGATGAGGGGGAGATATTTGTTGGACGTTTTTTATTGGTTATGTTCTTTCTTCTAATTTGTTTCAAATACCACCCTAATAAAGCTAAACAATAAGACCTATCATCATTTAATTCATTTTCTTTATCTTTAGCTAAATCATATCTATAATTTTCATTACTCCCTGTGTATCTGTAGGTATAAATCAATTCTTCTTTTGCTAAATCAATATTTTTTAATGCCAATTCTTCTTCAAAGTCCAAAGGTGATTTCTTGAAAATTATTTCTTTTTCTTTAACTATGTTACCATCATCGTCTTCTACATCAATCATTTTTCCTGTATAATTTGGCAATAATAAATATCCTTTTGAATCATATTCATTTGTAAATGATATTAAATCTAAATTATTCATTTCTAATAATGCATCAAACATTTCTTTTTTATATTTTTGTGGAGACATTAATTTTAATTTATCAACAGCATTGGGAAATTTATGAATGTGTTCTTTGCACTCATCTTTATCAATAAAACCTTTATGTTTAAGGCCATTCGAATCTTTCCAATCCTCCATAAGATAATCTGCTATTGTAGTTCCGTGTCCACCTGCACCTGCATCAATTAGTATACATTCAATATTTTCATAATCTGGATTTCCTTTTCCATTATAATCCAATATCATTTGTTTTACTAAAGATATTTGCTCAGGTGTTCTCATAGGTGTCTTTTTCTTTTTACCTATATCCACAAAACTGACACCATTGCATATCTCTAATCTTTCTCCAACATTTTCATCAAAAATTACTTCTCCAACTAAACAAACAGAGTTATCATATTGATGTGCTGGATCGTAAGCTATTATAAACTTTCTTTTCCCACGATCATCATTTTTTAACACTGGACATCTTAATTGAGAATTTCTAACAATTGTTGCCCTTTTAAAAACCTGTTTATCTCCACCATCAAGACTAAATTTGTTGTAAAACTCTCTCATTGCTTTTTCTTTATTTTTTCTCATTTCTGCATCAATTTCATCTTTATTGATAAGTGGAACAGGATATAATTTTCCATTATAAGTGGCATTAATCATAATTTCACAATTTAAATCACATACAAAATAATTCTTATCTCCTAAAAACATTCGTTTTGCATAATCTTTGTATAAGGTATAATAATAACTATCTGTGCTTGATGCAGAAGAAATAAAAAGTCTTTGATTAGGTATTTGTTGGGGATAAGTAGTTACATCTAAATCACCACCAAGCCTAAAAGTAGAATTCTGCAACAAAAATGGTATAGTGGCTACTACATATTCTTCTTCCGTCCAACCACTTTCATCATACACATTTAATGATGATCTTTTTCCTCTATTATTTGTTATGTCACCACTTAAACTAGTCACGGAACTGCCATTATATAGTTTATAATTAAATCCAGATTGAGAATGAGTAAAACCATCCGTATTGGCTGTAGATTTAACAAGTTCTCCCATAAAAAAATCTGTCAATCCTGCAAAACTTTGAATTTCTTTCTTGGCTATTTTTTCAATTTTCATAAACGTATCTTGACTTTGTGCTGAAACATTACTTAGAATATAACTGTTGTGTCCAGGTATTAATATTCCTTTTGACATGAGAAAAGGGGCAGCAAGGGTGGAATTATGAGTTACTGTAAATCTTTCTCCACATAAATACAAATGCATTGGGTTATTTACCCCAATGCATTTTGTTGGAACACTATTTACTTTCTTGATTGATATTATACTTTTATTTAGCATTCTCTTATTAAGATTATCTCTTAATCTATTATGTTTTCTCTCTAGTTTAAAACAACTATTAGTTTTATCAACATAAAATAATATTCTATAAGAATGACACATTTTATTGTTACATAAAACATCTTTTTCTCCAATAGAGTGTTTAATACCAAGACTTGAAAGTAATTGTGAAAACTGCATAGTTAAATTATAATCTTTTTGCACAAACTCACATTTACCATTATTATCTCCGTAGCAACTTCCATCAGTATCCATTAAACCTTTTAATAACTCATATCTTTGTTCTATGCTTGCAAATAAATAATCATTTGGAATATGTTTATTTTTTAATAAATTCATCTTAACTAAATTATTTTTAAATATATTTTGTTTACCTTTTCCAATAATACCAATGTTTATAGAATTAACACGGTTAGGGTAACTTAATATTTTTGTATTGTATCCGCACTCTCTAATATTATTATCCATGCTATTCGTGTCATCTAGGCTGCAAGTTATTCTAGTGTCTCTTGAATTTCCGTCTCCTAACCAAACTCCTAGTACATAGGGATGTATTAACAATTCTTTTTCTTGATATTTAATTGGATTGGTAATAGGCACTCTATATTTATATTCTTTACCTTTTCCATCTTTTCTTATATGAACATAATTTCCTACCATATCTTTTGTATGAAGCACTTTATAATCTATACCTTGATCTTTAACTTTTACTGTCCATAAATGATTTTCGTCTGCTATTATTTTTTCTCCATCTTCAAATATAACTTCGTAACAATTATGATTATAAAAAATATCAGAAACAAAATCTATTTTTGTAGGATTTCCTTGTTCATCTAATACATAATCATCAACAGTCAAATCCCTCATAAATTTAAAACCATTAGGGGTAGGAATTTTAGTATCTAACGCTAAAGCCTTCCCTCCATTTCTAGTAATACACCAAAGATTATATGCTTTTAACCAAGAATTCATAAATGCATATTTTTGTGCATCAAGGAACTCAATTCCCATAAATCTCTCGCAAAATTTAATGGGTGCTTTTCTTCCCCATTGAATTATTTCTGCTAACTTTAAATATCCTTCGAGTTTTTTTTGAGAGAGTTGAATGTCAGAACTCCTAAGAAAGTATTCCAAAACAATCAACCCCCACTAGATAATATATTATATTGTTGAGTTGTTTTAATTTTCATAAGCCTATTATCTTCTCTTAATTTAATCAATTCATCATCTAATTTCTTTATTAAATCTCTTTGCTGAGATATCATATCTGTATAGTCATTTTCATCCCACATTAATTGCTCTCTAATACTTTTATTACTAAAGTCAGCTATTTGTTTCATAGCATCACAAGTTGCTAAATCAAATAAATTTAATTCAGCAGAAGATAAACCTATTTCATTTAATTTTTTTACTGTGCCATTTAAAGTATTTCCACCTTTACTTTTATTATTATTATGATTAACAGAAATCCCATTATCTTTAGCCATAGCTAGAATTGAACGATATATCTTTTCTTTTGCTTCTACCAAAGATTTTACCCCGCCAACCTGACTAGAAACATTATTGATATCGGCTGTCATAAGAGCAAGTGCTTGATTAATCTTATCAATTTGATTAAAACTTTTAACGATTTCTATACAAATTGGCAATTTAAATGAATCATCAACAGTATCTTGATCAAGAAAATTTGCTAAGGTATTACATAAATATTTTTTATCCATCGGGTTTTCATTTTCAAATGGGTCATATCCAACCAGACGAATTACATCATCTCTATTATGCACATCTTCTTCAGACCAAGTTTTTATTTGGACATCCGTTTCTGAAGGTGGTAAAAATTCATTCTTTTGACCATCTATACTTGAAGAATGTACAAATGATAAATTAGAATATTGAGGCAATGAATTAACTTTTGTAATATATGCTTGTGCTATATTACCGTTTGAGTTTCTTGCCTGTTGCTCTGCACTAGAATATAAATTAGATTCAAAGTATATATCTAACCATCTACATAATAAATATAATGCTTTTTTTGTGTCTTCGTGTGTTTCTACAAGATAAGCATATAGTTCTATTACACACTTTCTGCATATAAACATACGACCATTATTACTTTTAACCAACAAAGAATTTGATTGATAAAATCCTTTATCTTGATCAGTATATTTTTTTGCACAACAAGGACATCTATAATATTCTTTTTCGACTTGTGGCAGAGATACATTTATTGCTTCTTTTGTTACTGCCACTTTTTTAGGTCTTCCTGCCACAAAGTTTCACTTCCTTAATTTAACTAACTTCTTCTAAATCTTTATATTTACCATTATAATAATTATTTAAAAACTCATAGAATTGTTCTTCGGTATTACCACCATACCCGAACTCCTCATGGAACTTGGAGTGGTATTTTTCTTCTAAACAAACACCAAGAGGATGTCTATAATGAATTTCAAGACATTTATTTACTAATAATTTTATTTCTTCATTAGAATAAAAAGAAATATCTTCATACAATGGTAATCCAGTCTCATTTAAAGTATCCTTTACAATATTATCAAAAGAATACAAATGATGAATATCATCAAATCTCTTTTTAGTTAGAAAACACTGATAATTGCCATTTTCTATACTATCTATTTTCCATTGTTTCAAATTTCTTCTAAGTTCTTGATATAAAGCACTTATCCCACCTTTATAATTAGGATTCAATGAACCTATTCTTTTTGATCCAAACATTGGATTATTCTTACCCTTTGCTACTCCACGTTTAATGCGACTTATAGAAATACTTTTTCTCCAATTATCTGTAAAAGATTCAATTAATGATCTTCTTTTAACATCTGGTAATTTATATATTTTTAAACTATATGCTTTATCATGTAATTGTTTAGTAGTCAAATAAGAGAAAAATTTATTTATGAATTCTTTATTCGTATATTTCGGATATTCTTTAATAAATATTTCCGTTTCTTCTTGTGTCCAGTAATGAGCATCACTTATTACAAATGATTCTCCCTTACATTCTTTGCAAATGTTGCGTAATTTGTCTTCGCAAGTATTATCTCTAGGAAAATATAAAAAATCCAAAGGTAAATATCTACCACATTGTTTACACATTTTATGTAATACATTATCAATAGTTTTATACTTGATTTCATCATAATTATCAACTTTTACTGTTTTTCTTAGACCTAATTTTTGAACTTTATGTCTGATTGATTTTTCCGTTCTTTTAATACTTAATAAAGATACTATTTCTTTTGAAGTCTTTGTACTGTAATTATCTCTTATGATTTGTAAATCTTCTTCTGTCCAATCAGGTGTATTCTTTTGTTTACTCATTCTTCTAATTCCTTCTTTCTACACATTTATTGTTCTCTACACTTAAAAATAGAAAGGAGAGAGGAGTGTAGAGATGGGTAGCTACTCCCAAATTACCTCTCAACTTCCAATCCACATATTCCTGTGAATAACAAATAATCCAAACATTTCTGCTTGGATTATCGACTTACCCACAAAACTTAAACTTATTCCAAATAACTACCACATCTATCACAAAATTTACTACTAGATCCACTAACTTTACCGCAAATCCTACACTGTAATTTATCATTCACAGTAACAATTTTCTCAACTTTGTCTCCGATATCATTAAATCCTTGTAATTTCAAAATAATTACATGGGAGTTTTCTTCCAATACACCAATATTTCCATATTTAAATTCTTGATTAATCTCTTCGCCTTTTACAGTAATTCCTTCATCAAAACTTTTAAGATTTACAGAATTATTTAAAGAACAATTTTGAGCAGTAAAACTTGTTTGACAAATATTATTATTTAATGATCTCAAACAATCAGTCTGTACTGATTTAGGTGTTGTATTAGACGTAACAGTTATCCAAGTAGGATTATAATCATAAATAGGTTGTTTATAAGTAACCCAAGGGTTAATAGGATTAAATACTTGATTAATCTGTTGAGTAATTGGTTTTAATTTCTCATACCAAAACTCAATTCTAATCAATCCATCATCAATTTTATTTCCACGATATTCAGAAATTTCTTTTGTTTTTGGTATAAATTTAAACTTATTTTTTGCAGTACAATCACTTAAAAATCCTTCTAATTCAGTTGTCTCATTTGGATTAACTAATAATGACTGACCATTAAGTACATCTACCCCATCTATAGATATCTTAACTTTTGCTTTTCTTGATTCAAGATTCTTGATGTAAATAGAATAATCTGAACCAAATGGAATTTGAATAATTCCCTCTTTTTCTCTAAGGATTTTACCATTGTTTTTGAGACAGACCACCATTTTTTCTTGATACATTTTCAATCATCCTTTCTAGAGCACTGACTAAACTCTAAATATTAAAGTCAGTTAATTTTATTTTGCATTGTTTTTTGCATTGTTTTTTACAATACAAATAGAAGCACCAAATTAACGATGCTGCTCCTTATCTACTGTAAAAAATATTAAACTATCATAAAGTTACAAAATAAAACTTAGATTTTATTTTATTTTATCCTTGGATAATCAACAATTACAATCATCTATGTACATTTTATGATCACTCCAACCGAGTCTCTTCATTTCTAAACTCATTTCAAATAACGCTTCTACAATACATCCTTCGCACCCATCAGCATTCATAATCTTCTCAAATGCTTTACCAACAGAGGCATTTACAATATCATCATGACGTTGCGAGCGACAGTCATTGCATTGACACTCTTCATAATCACATATGCAATCTGTTTCTCCACATTCTGAACAAATATCTTCTAAATCTTCCTCATCAATTTCATTACACAAACACTTAAAATCTTCGCAGTCTTCATTATCTGGGCAATTACAGCACTTACAATAAGAATCAACTTCATCTATTTCCTCAGTAACTAATTCTTCAACCTTAAATTGCTCCATATAAGTCTCTTCATCAACTTGAATATTATCAATTGTATAAATTTCCATCCATTGTTGATTCTCAGCATCCCACATTGATTCATTGTTAAAAATACGCATTATTGTTTCCTCACTTTTATTTTTTATTTTATATTGTATTATTATATTGCATTATTTATGATTATTTAAACCTAAAGCATATCTTTTTCCTTCAACAATACACTATTTTTAGAAACTTCAATACTACCATTAGTCTGTATTTGTGACATCAAAATATTATGATCAACATTCATTTTGTTCATAATAATAGAAACTACATCCTCCATAGACATACCTGAATTAATCAAACAAGTGTAAAATCCAGAAAAATAACTCGCTTCTTTCATTCCTTTGATAAATTCATCTTTATCAATTTGAATATCTTTATCATTTTCTAGATTATCTGTGGAAATTAAAAATGGCTCTGTGAACATGAGGATGTCGTCTAATGGTGATTTTGATTCTTCTGTTTCAGGTGATTCTACTTTAAGTTCCTCTAATTCTTTATCATTACAATTATCACACATATTTGATTCTCCCTATTTTTTAGATTATTTTATCAATTACACCTAACTTATCTTGAATTGCTTCAGAACCCCAAAAGTACCAATCACATTTCATCTTCTTAATTTCTTCCATTTTCTCATCAGTGATATTTGTATTCTGAATAGTTATTTCTTTTAGTTTATTCCATATTGCTTGAGTTTCTTCTAAATCTTCAATCATATCCTGATGTTTACCAATTACTCCACCAGATATATTATGAACCATAATTCTAGAGTCAGCAAAACCCCTACGCTCAGAACCACATGATAAAATCCAGAAACCTCCTGAAAAAGCGATAGAATGAACTGTTGTAATGATTTTGTAACCATCTTTAATCATACTTTTTATTTTTGCACAAAGAACTATTGTATCATAGCAATTTCCACCGTATGTATCTAAAACTATTTCAATAAGTTCTTTTGTTCCTGATTTAGCATCAAGTTCTTTAAGTCTGTCTAAATAATAAATTACTTTGAATATTGACTCTCTATCTATTTCTTCACAGAGGTATATTTTTCTTCGAAATGCTGAATTAATACGCATTTCATCTATTGTTCTATCGGATGGCGTTAATATTTCCATATACTTATTACCTTTCGATTAAAATTATACTAAACATAACTATTAATAATCATTTCCAATCCCTTATCATCATCCCATATGAATGATTGTGCTTTCTTTTGAGCACCAACATATCCGCTATTATAAGTCCAAGCATCATTACCACAAATTGCACTTATCCATCTGAAAATAATACCATTTTGTTCATCTGTCATTTTTTCTTTGTGAAAATGTGATAAATGAAATTCTCTATATTTTGCTTTTCCCCATAATTCAGGAACATCATTTTGCATACAGTAGACAATATTTTTTCGTTCGTCTGCCCCGTGTGCGAATCCAACAAGATTTTTACCGATCAATATGTATTTGCGATTATTAAATACAGAATCAACCTCTACGTTATCATTATTTAGAAAATGCCAATACATTGCTTCAGTCATTGTAAATGATGTTACCTTATCGTGATTTCCACCGACATAAATTACTAATACTGGAGCAATATCAGTCAATTTATGTACAATTTGAATTATATTTTTTAACAACAATTTATACATTACATCATATTTTACGTCTGTATCTTGTGGCGTACTTTTTGTCGTAGAATTAAAAATATTGTCAATATTTGCCACATCTTGACCAAAAGGAAATATTATTTTCTTAATGTTATAGAATTTTACTTTATCTATAATATCGTTAATTACTTGCCATAATCTTTGTATACCAATTTCAGTAGAATATTCATTTCTTGTTTCATCAACACAACAAAGTTTATCAATATGAACATCTGCCAAATTAATTTCTAAAGTTTTACCTTTGATATTATAAGATTTTTGCTCAACAACTGGACTATCTAAATCTAATCCTCCTAATACTGTTTTAATCCAATTGGTATCAAATAATTTTGTATAAGGTTTAACACTTATTTTTGAACTATAGAGTATTTTTATCCCATCTGCCTTAGTATTCATATTCCACATACTATTCTTGGCAGATGTAATAACCCACTCATCAGGTGAATAACCATGACTTCTCAAAACAAAATCAGGATCTTTAGATTCTTCTAAACTCATAGCAATCAATTTATCCGACACCTGAGAATTATCACTTTTAATTTCTACAGATTCTTTATAATTAGGCAAAGATTCAACTTTTACTTCATCCTTAACAACATCTAATTTTCTTAATGTTCCATCTTTATCTTGTTTTCTTTGAGTCCATTTTCTCCACTTTTCACCTGTAGAAAATATCATACCATGATATAAATTAAGGTCTTTCCAAGTTGGATTATTTGTTTTAAAAAGTTTTCTATATTTATCTTTATCATTTTTGAAGTCTACGCCGATGAGATATTTTTCCTCGTCAGTCACTTAAACACTCCAATATTATTTATTTTCAATTTTAACAATCACAAATCGACCAATGTGATTTTATTTTATATCCTCATGATGTTGGCAATCTTGACAAAACATTATAGTCTTATTTACAAAATATTTAATCCAATATCTTTGTTTTCCGCAATTGGGGCAATATAATAGTTCATTTTCCATTTGATTAATCCTCCTTATATAGAGAACATTAAATTATTAAGGGACACCTAATATGAATTTAGATGTCCCAATCATCCTTACTCCTAGCAATTATATGAAGACAGTTTATAAAAATTTTTCAAATTCAATGATAAATAATTAGAACTTACCCATATTTTTCAAATTCTTAGAAATTTCGTTAAACAATTGTTTGGAATCAATTTTCTCATTAACTTTGTTTATTTCTAATTGAAAAATTCTCTTTTCTAAAGAACACAACCAAGCGATAAAAGGATCTTCTTCATTATCAAATAAATGACAAGTGTTTACAAAATTAGAATTACTATCATCTTCTGATATATTTATATCCTTAGATTTACACAATTATTTTCATCTCCATTTATAAAATATTATAATGGCAGTTTTCATCTGGGATAACCACTGCCAAACCCATTTAGTAAGTCTTTGTCTTAGGTTAATGATAAATAAACCATTAACTGTCCCTGTAGAGGACATTGTTTTATTCTATCGTTCTCATCTGAGCCATATTGTTGATATGTAAGGGAAGACGGTCATTTGCTTCCCTATTTGTCGTAATTTATGAAGATAACCACTAAATTAATCGCAGTTGCCTTATTTGAATTCTTACAAGAAAATAACTTTCTGTAACTCTCTTGCTATTTCAACATTGAGTCATAACTTTTCGTAACTATTCAATGTATCCATATCTATATATTTAACCAAAAGCATTGCAAAACAAGACTATTTACAAATTATTTAATTATATTTCCAATTTATTATTAAAATTACTATCCTCTTATTTCTAAGAGAGTATTTTTAAAATACTATAATTTTATATTATTTGTTCTTCTTGTTTTTAGAATTTAATCCTAAAATTTATCAAAGGATGATTAGCGAACGATTATTGTACTAATGTAGTAATGAACTAAAGATATATCGAATTATTGAATAATGAATTTATGATTAGTGATAGATTTGCGACTTATCTTTACTATTAAAGTAAAATCTGCTTGTTTAGATTTACCAGTTTCAAATGTTTGAGATGTATGTAAAGTTACATAATCTTGCATTATTTGAATGTTGTTCTTCAATTTGAATTTACATCTGTATATTCCGATGTGCGAATTAGTCTGTATTTTGCTTTGCTCTTGGTTAGTTGTTTTAATAAGGAGAATATGTGGTTAGTCATATCCCCTTATTAATTGTCTTAGTTGAATTTAAGATATTAACCAATACTGTCTAAATATTTACAAACAATATCTGCAGTAGAATCATGAATACTGTAAGGAAATTCATACTCAACAATATCTTCCATCATTGCTTTTTCTATAGAAATACTGAGTTTATCAGCTTTTTCTAGTAACTGTTTATAATTATCGCTAACAATATTTTTATCAAAACTTATTGTTTTAGTAACCAATACATCATATCTATACGGAACTTCTTCCCCATTGATATTGAACTTGAATCCCTGTGCTACAGTCTTTTTCTCGTCTGTTTTTATATTGATAAGACTATTTAATACTCCAGCTAAATTTCTAGATTGTTTTGCATTTGATATAGCAGAATCTAAACTAAGATTGTTATTATCTTTAGTTTCAATCAATATATTTCTTTTTGCTATTTCTACAGAAATTTCTAATTTTATCTTCTCTGAAATTAATTTTCCAACAAGATTAATTATATCAACCGTTGAAGCATCTGGATATTCTCTAATTGTGGTGGTATCTAGTTCCTCATTTTGTGCTTCTGGATTTGATTTTTCTTTAAGATGTGATTCAATTACAGAAATAGAGTTATTCTTATTAGAAAGATATGAAGTTAGAGATGAAATAGTTTTATCAATATAAACAAGAGTCCTAAATGATTCTTTTAGTGAAATTGATGTATTAGTGTTTTGTGAATTAGACATTTATTTTTCCTTCTTTCAATTTGTATTTTCTTCTTTGTTATTCCTTTTCATAGGGAGTCAGTTTGTATGTCTTAGAATCGTTACTAGCACTACAGTCATGTGGGGCTAGTAATTCCTTTATTTGTTTGAGTTCATTTAGAATTTCGGTTAGTATTACATCCATAATCTTTTCACCTCTAATATTTTAAATATGAAGGTGAGTCTACCCCTATAAACTCACCTTATTTGTAATTTGACATACTCATATATTTCATCAGTCTCATTGCAGTATGCCATTTGTCTCTATCACTAAGTTTAAATAAACTGTGATTAACGCCATAGAGAACAAACAATGAGTGATGAGGGGAATATCTAGTCGGCAATTAAGCCATTGTGTCATCCTAACCCTTTATCTAAAGATGACTGTGTAGCACCCACATACACGCCTTACAGCATGGCTGATAATTACCTTTTTTGCTACATTTCCCTAATCTTGCTGTGAGAGTGACAATTGTGCACATCATCTCTCTCTAGATAAATTATCAGACCACAATAGTAGTGTCGCAGTCAATTCATTTGATATATCGTCCTAAAGTTAACGATGCCCCACCATTTCTTTAAGTGATATATTAAATGTTAGACTATCAATTCTATCTCATATTATTGTGGTTAATCTTACTCTTCTTCTGTATTATCAGATTCTCCATCTAAAGACAAATACTGATCACAACCATTGATTGTAATATCTAAAATTCCTGCTTGCTTTTTTGTACCTTCTAGTTTATACAGTTTTGTAGACCACTCACAAACACTAGCCTTTACACAAGATTCACAGTATTGGTTATTTAAGTTTGCCATATATTAATAAATTCCACCTTTTAATTTTATTTTACTATTAAATTTGCCTTACGCTAATTTTATATGGAGCTGATTTTCAGGATTGAACTGAAGACCTACACGTTACAAATGTGTTGCTCTACCACTGAGCTAATCCAGCTTATAAACTTTAATTAAACAATTGCCTTAACTACTTCTTTCAGATTCTTGCCTGCTTTAAATCCTGGGGTTTTTGTTGCAGGAATCGTCATTGTTTCTTTAGTCTGTGGATTACGTCCAACACGTTCAGAACGATCACGTACCTCAAAAGTGCCAAATCCCACCAAACTAACTTTGTCATTTTTACCAAGTGTTTCTTCGATTACTGCAAATGTTGCTGTTACTGCTTCCTCAGATGCCTTTTTTGTCATACCAGTTTTCAATGCTACTTCTGCTACCAATTCTTGCTTATTCATATTTTAATATATCCCCTTTTATTCTTTAATAGTATCTGCGTACTTTTAGTACCAGACCCGTGTTTTTATTTATATTTAATCTAACAAATCTGCTAATTCTGCTGTCTTGCTACGTTCTGTAGTACAAAGTTCTATACAACCAAATAACTCATTCCCCTTTAAACTATTTATTGCCTTTTTCAAGCCACTATTTCTCTCAAACAAAGGATCATCTACTTGTTTAAAATCTCCATTAATCCATAAGGCAGAACCTTCTCCAAGTCTCCAAATAATTAATTGAATATGCTCCTTAGTAAGATTCTCACCCTCTGTCACATATACTAGACAACGCTTTAAATCTCTTCCTCTTATTGTTGCTAATTGTTGAAGTTCGATTACTCCATCATCAATCAATTTAATTAACCCTTCAATTCCTCCAACATGGTCTGCTAAAGGCATTGCATATGGCAACATTTTTTCAAATTCTGTGCCTTTTAAATAGCCAATACTTTTTGTATTTGCTACCTCATACTGATTTCTCACAAAGACAATTTTATCAAATATACCTTGCTTAACCATAGAAATAGCATTAGTAGTCATAATTAGGTCTTTGCCGGAACCTGCCTTACCGAAAATTACTTTGCAGGTAATCAATTTATTTTGAAATAAATCAAATGCTAATTCTTGTTGTAAATTACGTGGTTTTATTTTACCAGTAAAAGAAAAAGAGTCTTGTTGCTTTTCAAATTTCTCATATTTAGGTTTCTTACTTTTATAAGAAAATGGAGTTTTCGGTACAATTGTAGTATCAACTAAATCGAAGAATTCTGTTCCATTCCATCTCTTCTTATCAACAATTTCTCCGTATTCATTTTTTATTACGAGATATTCATTAGTTAATAACTCAAAATGATTGGATGGACTTTCATAAAATATTGCTAATTCATCGTCAGATAGTGTAATTTCTTTATATCCTTTGTAATTTAAATCTTCTGATTTATTATCATCTAATTTCTCACAAGGAATCATAAGTAAATTACATTTTTTCCTAAATAACAAATCATTTGATAATGCAACAACATTATTATTTTGTTCATAAAGTTGATTTAAGACACTAATAATTTTATTATCCATTGAACCAATATCAAAATATGAAGGAAGATTAAAATTACACTCATTGATTAGATAAACAACTTTATCTTCGTATTCCTCGATTGTTCTACCTGCTCGTCTAGCTTTATATTTTTTATCCTCAATATTACTTTCTTTATGTTTATCTAATTCCTGAAGTACATAGCCACATATATACACTCTATCACACTTCAAAAAAATAGATTCTGGATCTTGCATCAAAACATTAGTGTCAGGGAAACGTTCAACGGGCAATTTAAACCATCCCTTTATTATTTATTTTACTACATATCATAAGACACGTTCACTATTACTAACCACGCTACTATTACCACTAAACAAATACTTCTGATTATCTTTGACCTTATCCATATCTACTAATTCCTGTCTATCTTTCTCCTTTAATCTTAATAGATAATTGTAAACTGGATCAATGCAAAATCTTTGCTTGCCTCTACCACTACCATATTTTCCTGTGACTACTAGACTCTCTCCATAATTTCCATGTATTTGTTTTAATATATTTTTTTGTATTAAGTATGTCATTTCATTTTTTGAGATTCTTTCCAATGTTTGTTATTGATGCTCCTTTTAGTTTGGAGTATTGTTATTTTTTGTTATTGTTATTGTGAATTTTATATATTATAAATGTGCTATCGACCAAAACACATTAATAAACGATTTAGTAAGGAGAGTAGGCACTTACTTATGCCTTACCCTCCAGTTCTTCTCATATGCCGTTGGTCAACACCTATCTACTCTGTGAGTAGGGGTTGTGTGGTGTTACAGCATATGTGTCTAATACTAAAGCGACCAAACTTTTGATATTAGACGGTTGAGTGTTGAGTTTATTATGTGGAAAACTAAGATGTCAATCTAATGGTGTATTATCTATAACCCTTCTTGCATTACGCTCACTTCGATAATACTAGATGCTCATTTTGTTTACTAATCTTATTGGCAAAATCAATAAACAAAATCGCTAAAGCTTTTTACTAACATAGCCAATATCACAGTCTCGTTAGTAAGGAAAAATCAATAAATGAGATAGTCGAAAACCTTGATATATAAGGGTTTCTCTACTCATAATAACAAGAGAATTAAAATTTGCTCAAACCATTGTGGGAGTAGGGTTGTAGGTATTTTAAAAACATACACATTTATTTATTTCTATATTCTTTTTGCTTGTCGGCATTATAATTTCTCCATATTTCTTTCCAACATTCCTTACAATATTTCTGATTTTTCCCTGTTTTCTTTACCAACTCTTCGCATCCATCATTCTCACATTTAATTACTCCATTATTACCATTAAACCAATCAAAATAATAACCAATATTATAAAAATTATTTACTTCAAATACAAAATTCTTACTTAACTCAATATTTTCAATGAACAATAAATTAACTCTCCCCCTATTTCTAATATCTATATATCCCATATTAGATAAATCATTAATGATAATATTTATATCATATGTATCAGGAATCTTAGACATTTGTTTAATTTCTTTATATAATTCCACTTTTCCACCAAAAAAGTTAAACTTTGATGCATTATTAAACTTTTGCAAACATAATTCCTTATTTAATTTTGTTTTAATCATTAATGTAAACAATACTTTTTTGTAATATTCCTCAATTTCTAATCCATTGATATATTCAATTTCTTTATCTGTAACTGGAATACTGTTTATCACTATTAGTTTATTAACCCCTTTACTCCCATATCTTAATGCAGAATTAATTATCTTAAAATACTTTACCCTATTAAATTCTATAATGTACTTATCACAAAACTCGTAGATCAATATCTTTCTTTGTTTCGCAGATATTTTCATTTCCTGTTTATAATATTTTACTAGTATTTTTAATTCATATGCTATATACTTAGTTAAAAATCCTTCCTTTAATAATCTTTCCGCATATAACTTCTCATTATATTTTATCAAATTTTTACCTCCATTAATTTATATTTTTTATTCAAATACTCTATAGTTCCTTCTTTATCTTGCATAGGAAATAGGATAGGTGATTGTATTCTATTATTCTTTACATTCTGAAACATATATTTCCCATAGATATTCCATAATAAATCTTTATTAGAACTTGGTAACTTTATATAGAATATTTCTACTAAATAATTTACTAATTCATATATATTAGAACATATTTTTGTCATATCCTTTTTGAACTTTTCATATATTCCATTTGTTTGTGACTCTATACTATCATCATGTTTTCCATTAGTAGATATTGCATTAGTCCCAATATTGCTTAAGTCTCTAATCTCATCTTTGAAACCCTTATATCTTTCTAATACTTTACCGTATACCTCTTCGTTATTTATAATTCCTTGTTTTTGATATTGAGTATGTAAATTATCTGTATTTTCAACTTTTAACTTATTCTTGATATTAAAGTTTATAGATTCAATATGTCTACATATGTTGTTTGCCACGCAATCACTGTCAATAACTGGCATGTACTTATGATAGGAGTTTATAAAGTTTTGTTCGTCTATAGTTTTTCTTTTCTGATTCATCAATTGTTCTAATGGAATTCCAAATTTCTGTTTGCAAGATAAGTCATATCCACTAACATGTTTATTATATTTAACTCTAGTGTGCTTATACAAGTATATAAAAAAGTAAGGATGCCTATCTAATAATAAACTATTATGTAAATTCTTTTTTATCTTTAGTTCCTCTGAATCATTCTCATCATATTTTTCTCTCTCAACCCATTTATAAGGTATTCCTTTAACTTCTTTCCCAATCTTTGCTTTATCAATTTGAGCAGACTGTAATTTTGTACACATTTTTAGTCTATTCATTGTTATTTTATACTCTTCACTATCTTCTTTAAATAAAGGCAATAATGCATAAGCAGATGTACTTTTATTTGTAATAGACCCAATAATTGAACCAAATGCAAATAAGTCAGCATTAAATAAATCAATAGGTTCTAATATTTTCCTATCTGATTTTGGAACTTCATATACTACTGGTAATTCATCTTCATATATTCCACCAATAATGGTTGTATCTGAAGTGGTTGCTATTGCGTCCATGTCCCAGTCACTTCCGGCCCAGTGCATTGTTTCCATACCATGAACATTAACAATGATACCTGATGTACAATATTTATACCATTTATCTAGTTCGTCATTTTTTACTAAATTAAGTTTTAAATGTTCACTTCTATAAGTCAGTGGTGCTCTCATAGAATCTACAATTTTAACACCTTTATTATTCCAATAATTTGAATAATATTCTTTTTTACCTAAAAGACCAGTAACTTCTAATCCACAAACATGTTGCATCATAGCGTAGGGATCGCTCACTAAGGTTTCAAAATTTCCATCGAGTAGTAAATCCCCCAAGCAAGCTCTCTTAATTTTTTTCTTAACAAGATTGTATATTTTGTTCCTTATATATTTATCTTTTATTAGTTCATGATTAGCAATCAAACTCTTAACCCAATAATTTTTAGGACTATTTATATACTTCACAAATGATTCTTCTGAAATATTTTCACCAATCAGAAATAATAAGGTATAGTAGATATTATCTGATGTTACTCCATTTATCCAATTTACTGTTTTCTCACATATTTTGTCTATATCAGTTTTACTAAGCTTAAGAGTTTGATTAAACTGATAGTTCATTTTAAGAATATCTTTATCATCTTTTGGACTATATAGTGATATTCCCCATTGTAATTTATTCTTTATACAATTTTCTTGATATACTTCAATACTATCAAAGGAGTCCCAAAGTTTAAATTGCCCCTCAGAAATTATTACATCTATATTTTTAAGATTTACTTTAATATTATTTCCTTCTGAATTTTTATATACTGTATTAACTTCATAATTCCCTTCATTAACTTCTTGACAAAAAGTTTTTATATCGAATACACAGAGCATCCCTTTCAAATAGTTCTGTCTTATGCACCATTGGGATGGAACATAATCTAACCCTAATTCTTTGCTCCAAAGTTTAGCTTGTTCATAACTTATAAGTCCTTGTCCGTCAAATCGATTAAACTCTGCTGTAATATCTTTAACTTTAATAATATCATCTTCTGATTTTTCTGTCTCAGTAACAAAATTAACTTTAATATCCATAGAGTTATTTAAGTCTGGAACAACGCAAAATCTAGGGGTACTTACAACCTTAGTATTTGACCCTGCTAAACCTCGATACGCATTGAATTTTGATGGGATAAGTTTTTTATTCTTATCCCTGCCATTATCAAGTATATCTGTCAATCTATCAACTATTGCTTCATCACAAAAAACTACTGTGGATACTCTAGATTGAGATGCAGATGACGAAAATCTAACAAATCGTTTGTTATTAAGTAATAAGGAATTTTCAAATAGATATTTATAATGTGATTTATGTTCCATTACTACAGTTATGTATTCTGGAATAAACATCATATCATAAATTAACTTCTTTAACTCAATTATTCTATCTGAATTTTCCTTAGATGATTTTTGTTTCTTTAATTTATTCCTCTCAGCATACCATTCTTCAAGTTTTAATAAGTCTACTTGTTTATTTTGAATATCTCTGATGCTTCTTAATATTTGGTTGTCTGCAAGGGCTATGATCTCACCATTTTCTTGTGCTTCTTCAAATGTTAAGTCAAATTTGTATTCGTATTCCTTTAGGCGAGAACTTTTAAATTTCATGGTATAGAATTGGCGATTACTGATGGTCAACACTCCTATCTAATAAAATATAATCTTCTTTGAAAAACCAACAAAATCCACCAGCAGTTTTTCTTTCGTTCCTGCAACATTGTGATATATTAGTATTAAAAACACCAGTATTTTTATAGGCATCAACAGCACTATTATATTCAGCAATAAAAGAATAATCCTTATTAGTTTGAATAACCGGCTTCTTACTAGCATCTCCAATTTTTATTTTAGATTCTTCAGTATGCTTTAATCCAATGTGAGACTCACTAATTTTGTTCTTAGTTTCATCACTAAGATGTTTTCCAAATGCCCAGTGTCTCTCTCTTGTTTTAGCTTCTCCTAATTTCTTTATATGTTCAACAGAAAATTGTCTGCCAAAGTTTGGATTTTTATCTCCGCTAAAAGCTATACTACGCCTATTTCTTGCTTCTTTTGATAACTTTCTTTTACTAGCCGATATACTCATTTTTAATCTAGATTCATTACTATATTTAATTCCTAATACCCCACCTCCACCTTCTGTACTATTGTATCCTTTTTTGTAAGTATTGAATGTTTTAATATAAAAAATTTCATATTTATCTAAACTTTCTTTTAAATCTAAACGGTTCGCTTCTTTTATAAAATGAATACTTTCAATAGAAAAGTTCTCGTATCCGTATTTATTTATTGCATTATATAATTTATTTTTTATTTTTAGATTCTGTAAATGTTCTTTCCATCTCTTCTCAATATTTCTTGTTGTCTGCCCAATATATTTTTTATTGTTTATTAGATTTGTAATACAATATATGTAACCTTCAAACCCTCTGTCATCTGTATAATCAATTGTATTAATAATGTTTTCTCCGACTTTACAAGTTAACATTAATTACTTCTCCTATCTTCCATAATTTATTATAATAGGTACAAGGAGAGTAAAACACTCCCCCATACCACCCCAGACCACTAAAATCCCAAACCCCTAATTTTCTTCCTCTTCACCATAAATCAAAGCATTAATTCTCTCAACAATAAATTCCTTATCGCATCTCATATGATACATTGCCAATAAATCATAAGCATCTCTCAAATCTAATTCATAAAATACTTGTGGAGATTCATTAAAATCTATTAGAAAATAACTTTCTACATCACCTTTAACTCCATCTAGTAATCTATAATTGAATAAATTAAACAATGTTCTTGCTCCATTTTGTGCTTTATCTAAGTAAATCTCATCTGTAATTTTAGTAATCATTATAATTTTCCTTCTTTCATATAAATTATTTATTAACCATTAATCCATCCATATGCAATCTAACTCTTTCTTGTCCTAATGCAAAATACTTATCGTCATTTTCAAACCCTATGTAATTCCTATTTGTATTTATACATGCTATTGCTGTTGTGAATGATCCCATGCAGTTATCTAGAACTAAATCATTTTCATTGGTGTATGTATTGATTAGATATTCAAACAACTCCGTTGGCTTTTGAGTTGGATGAATAGTTGAACTTGGATGAACTTTTTCAAACGTAACAATTGATGTAGGAAATTTCATATCACCATGTTCATCTGATTTATCAATCATTCCAGCTTTCCCATAATTAGTACCACTAATATCTTCTCTATCTTTTTTACCTTTAGAATGACTTTTAGTTTCTCCTTTGAATTTTTGTGGATTATATGTAGATAATTTTTTATAAAACACACAAATATCTTCATGGCATCGCAACGGCATTCTATTTGCATTTAAAAATCCAGTTGTCATAATCTTATTCCATACAATATTGTATCTCCTCATTTTCTTATTACTCTGCATTAAGTCTGATGTAAACATTCCATTTCCAAACAATATTATCGCTCCATTATCTTTTATAATACGATTATATTGTTCCCATAATTTATCAAAAGGTATTATTGTGTCCCATTTATTTCTCGCTGTTTGACCATATGGTAAATCACAGAGTATCATATCTATACTCTTATCTTCTATCAAACACATACTCTTATCACCAATACAATCTGAATTATAGACTTTATTTAATTCTAGCAATATTATATTCATATCCTTCCATTAATATTTATCTAATTCTTCTATACACCTATCACATAACCAAAATTTATATCCATAACTATTGTCCGTATATTCATCCCCAGTACCTTCTTCAATTTCTTTTTCACAGGCTTCACACATTTCGTTCATAAAATCATCTCCTTTTACAATTTATTTATATCAACTGATCATTGGATATTAAATCTAATATTTCATATTTTAACCAAACATATAAATGTTCTTTACAGTTATTACATCGATGAATATCTGTATCCACATAAGTACCACAATAAATTGTATTGTCACTTCCACAATAATGACAAATCATATTTATATTCTCCTTTTCTATATTTATAATTTATCCCTTAAAACTCACCTTTATAGGAATGTTATTTATGTATTTACTACTTCTTTAATCCTATTCATAGCAATATTACAATAAGGATCTTTCTCTGTATTCAACATTTCAATATTAATCCATTTTAAATTATAATTCTCATCTTTATTAAGTTCTTCACAACTTAATCCATGAGTTCCACTTCCTGATGTAATATCAATTGTTGTACCATCTAAAGGTGTAACTAATTTTATTAACCATTTAATCAGTGCTTTAGGTTTAACTGTTACATGAGTATTACCTTCACCTTTTTCTTTCTTGGAAGTCTTAGCACAATAATAAAATGGCACAAAATCTTCCGTACTTACATTTAAGAAATATCTACTAGCTCCACCTGAATCTCCTAATCCTCCTGCGTTTTTACCTTTATCTTTACCACTATATTTCCCATAGACAGATTCATTGTCTATTAATGCTGATCTTTCTCCTTTTCCGCCAGTTGACTTACTAAGTCCACTCTGACTATCCAATATTTCTCCCATATCCGAATCTAGTATAATATTTGCAGGAAATCTTCCTTGTGGTTGAACAAATTCTCCAATTCCCCTTTTAAATCCACTTCCTTTTCCTTCTGATCTATCTGTATTTTGCCAACTACTATCTTCACTTGCGTTTCTAATGTCTCCAGAATATCCTCCACCATTTAAATTATCTGAAGTTGGAATTCTACAAGCATCAATATTCATTCCACCACAATCATATTTCTCAATATTTTGTATGTATGTTCCTTCTAATGGTTTTTGGAATACCGTAATTGGTTCGTGTGCAGGTTTTAGGCCTGATGTTTTCCATCCATCCCAAGTCTTTGCTTGATCTGTTTCAGGAATATTTACTGTTTCTCCCCAATTTCCTCCTTGCCCTTCATATACTCCATTTTTACCACCTATTGGTCTTTGAACTTCACTTAAAGGTCTTTCTACTCCTGCTTTCTTATCAAATAACTTACTTATGTCTTGATTTTTTGGAAAACCAGTCCCATAAATATAATCAATTTCTTCAACTATATTAAATCCTACATCTTCAAAAGCAGATTTCATTCTATGATTTGTTTTTGGATGACCAAATATTAAAACATAACCTCCTGGTTTAATTATTCTATATAGTGGTTCTGCTCTATCTTTACACCAATTATAAAAATTAGTTGTAGTATCCCACTTTTTAGACATGAATGATAAATTGTAAGGAAAATCTGATACACAACTATCTACTGAATTATCTTTTAATGTTTTCATAACCTCAACATTATTACCATGAATTAATTCACCATTATCTGTTTTATATATTGTTTCCAATTATTATATTCCTCTTTTCTATTTATTATTGTGTTTATATAATTCTAATAATCCATTTCTGCACAAGGAACTGAATTTAAACCATATTTATTATCACACGTTTTACATATATAGTTACCTGAATCTAAATCATAATAGATATATTTAATATTTGTCATACGCTTTCCACAGTGAACACATCGTTCATCAACTCTATCTAATTCTACATCACCATAATTACTATCCCCTCCTTTACATTGCTTTAACTTTGTCATTATGCATATCCTCCGATGTCCCAGTAGAATTATTATAATCCTCAACCACTATTTCGACTTTACTGCCTATTAAACTATATAAAGTATTTTCTATAGCAAATGATCCTACATGATAAGAATATGTTTTATATTTATCTTTTGAAATATGTAATGACTCAAATCCATGGAATGTTTCGTTACTATTGTATACTCTAATTGCCACTCTAATTAGTTTTTTAATTGTATTCTTTGAGTTATAAATTGTGTCTAGGATATCTGTGATTGATTTTTGTTCTTTTGTTGAAATATCTGTGATTATATAATTCATTCTTGATAAGTCATTTTCATCTAGAGAAATTTCTCCATTAAAGTAATGTTTTTGCATTTTAATTGCCTTCTTTCTATTGTTAATTTTATTTTTGTATTTATTGAACTTTTTACAGATACATGTCTCTTGATTATATAGTTCTCCTAATATTTTCCACCTCTAGAAACCGCCTGTAGCAAGGGTTTGAAATACACATTTTTAGAGAATTAAAATATTTGAGCCTAGAATCAATTAGATTTTTATTTGTGAATACTTGTTAGTATGCAAATATTGAACGTCTTAGATAATCAAATATTTGTGATTTTATGTATTTGTAATATTATTTTTCTGTTCTTTGAGTTTTAACTTTTCCTCTTTTAATTTTTCTTTCAGTTTCCAATCTTTTAATTGTTGGTTGCTTCCTTTTGTTAATATTCTTACTATTTTATGTATCTCATGTAAACTTTCCTCCGCGAATAAAAGAACTGCCTCTTCACAAATATTACCACTGATATGTTCCCATACTTTAATTCCTGCTGATTCAAACTTTGGCATAAGATTGTTTACTGTACTTGAACCAGAGGGTAGTAACATTGCGAGTATATCAGGATTATCTGAGTAGCGATAGATTTGATTATTTTTAAATTTGAGATAATTATCGTCTTTGTTTTTTGAAGGTTTTCCGTCTGTATTGGTTTGCTGTTCTACATAATATGTACCGATATATTTAAGAATTATTTTTCACCTCCTTCCAATAAATATTTATTTTGCTATTGTATATTAAAACAATCAAACCAACTCAATATGTGTTATAATTACACATTAACTTTTCATTATCACAATCATTACAAACTAAATATACCCAATGTTCTGTGTAACTATCATCATACCACATATTAAAATTTTCAATATTTTTAATTGAAGTGGAATTGCTGTGGCAATTTTTACATTCAATATGAAATCCAATATCCATTTCTTTCTTTTCACCTCCTCTCTGTAATTATTATACCATATTGTTTATTGGAATGTCAAATAATTATTTTTATATTGTATTTGTATAAACTCCTCCCAATCCTACTAGCTTTACTTCATTATATTAATCAATCTTCTCATATGCTCAATAGTATCAAATAAATCACTAAACATATCAACTCCATCTGATCTATTAATAGCACCATATCTTTTACATAAATTTGCAAACTCACAATATTCTAAACTATCTTGTTTACATTCCATACATTTATTAGGATTTTCTTCATCTTCTGTATCAGTGAATATTAGATTTTTAAGTTTTGTTATTTCAGTTTGATTTAGGTACATTTTGTTTCTCACCTCCTTTACATTGTACAATTATACAAATCTTTCATCTCATCTTTTAAAGATCCATATCCATATTTATGATCTAATCTTGGAAATATTGTTACTGAGCGTTTCCATTTCATATGTTCTATGGTTAGGATAATTTCATGTCCTATGCTGTAACCTTCTTTATCAAGTTTATCATATTGACTTACTATGAATTTAGGAGGAGAATCTATATCTGTTTTGTATTCTTGCTTACATATTTTATCTACTGCAAATTGTATAGAGTCTATGATATTTATGTATTCTAGTTTCATTATTTTAATTTAATTCTCCTTTTCAAATAATTTATTAATTACAGGAAATAATAAACCTATTGCTCCACCTATTGAAAATATTAATGATATGTCCATAGAATTATAATTTGGAAATGCTTGATACAGAAAATAAGGTGTAATTGCACATAATGAGACTTTAATCATAGTATTAATTATATTATTCATAATTATAACTTTCCTCTTTTCTTTTCAGTAAATATTATTTTTGAATTTTACTTCAATATATGTATTATCGTCACTATCATCTATTCTAAACCAAAGTTCATTTAATTCAGGATATTTAGTTTTACACATTGCATATAATAGATTCTGAAAATCCTTTTCTGATAATGAATTTATGTATTCTTGAGTAGATCCTGAAAATGCTGTATTGTATTTCTTTAATACATCATTTATAAATAACTGATTTTTATTAATGTTTACGCCTCTAGAATTTTGTTGTTTTCTTATCTCTGGATTTTCTGGTAATTGGGCCAATTTAATTTCCTCCTTACATTCATTTCTCGCTCGACAGATTTGTCGAATGAAGTTTTCTATTATCTATCTACCTTCCCAACAAAATGTTTTAATTGTAGTGTGCCTTTTACAACAATTGCATTTCAATTTAGTTTTTAGAAAATATCCTGTACTATCACTGTCCCAAAAATCTGTTGCGTGAGATTCACACCCTTGTATTTCTACTTTTACAATTTGAGAACATATTGGAACAATTATTATAGGTTTTGAGTAATCTCCTTCTTTTAGGATATGTTTATTAGCGATTCTATTGCCACAGTGTTGACAATCAATGTAGGTGTTTATTGTAGTGATTTTATTTCATATCCCTTCTATAATTCATTATACCATATTTTGGTAATAAATTGTAAATAAATTATTTTACCATTTAGTTTTCTTTATATCTGTTACAGTCTTTAATAATCTGAATGTTGATTTTCTTAATGTTTTTACAATAGTTTTTAGGCTGTACTATAAATTGCTGAATATGCTCTAATACAAAGTAATGCCCTTTTTGATACCATTTACCCAAACCTATAAGTTTTAATGGGTAATAAGGTAAATAAGTTATAAAATAAAACATATAAGTAGGAATTACAACTAAAATTATGTACCACGTAGGAAATGGATTGAAAAACATGTATTTCACCTCCTTTGTATTATTATATTTTATTTATTGATTTTTAAGCAAGGGGTAGGTTTATGGTTAGTGAGATTATTATGTAAAGCGTACCCGCACCCCTTGCCTATGTGATAATTATAGCATGGATTGATTTTTGTGTCAAAGAATAATATTATTTTTGTGTTTATGTAATAAATAATGTAATATCTTATAAGTTTGTATTTTAGAAATCTATTTTACTAGATTCCCAAAATCTGCAAACTTCAAATCATAATACTTCTCAGCAACATCTGGATATTTTTCCTCTAAATCCTTCATGTATCTATTTGAAGAACAATTCTCTCCATTGACTTCTACATTGGCTTGACACCACTCTCTATAACTTCTTTTCTTAAATTGTGATGGTTGGTTACACCATCTAGCTACATTAACATATGTACCATAAAATTCACTATCTTTATAATCCTTATATCTCATTATATATGGCAAACATTGATATTTCATAAGAATTTTAATTCTCTCAAACATAGAATATATATCACCAATACCTTGACTTCCATATGCTACTAAAACGTAAAGTTTTGTTGTTTTTGTATTGTATTTTCTCCATAGAGTTAATTTTTCTTCTATTAAATCTCTATCCATAATATCATCAAATGCAAATATATAGTCACCTTTATACTTTACACCAGACATTGTTTTTGCTTTGTCGTCTGTCATTAATCTTAAATCAAGTCCTTGTTTGAATTGGAACGATTTCTTAGTGGCAATTAACTCTTCTATAATATCTTTCCACTTTGGATAACCAAATAAGTTATCATCCAATAAACATATGTATGGTTTATCTTCGTCTAAAAATTCTTTAATTGGAGAATGTAATTCTACTTTATCGTACTTTTTGTTTACACAGAATTCGCACTTACGGAAGCATCCTCTCGTATTGAATCCAATTGAGTAGTCTAGATAATACTCAAACTCTTTTCTTTTTGCTCCTTCTCTCATCATATCACCTATCCAATTATGATATAAGATATAATCTGGTTTCATATGTTCAATGAAATCTGGCAGGTCGGGCATAAGTTCATAATAAAAACCTGTCCCTCCATAATACAGATTATCATATTTCATTATATCAATTGGTATTTCTGTATAATCAAACACTTTAGAAATGTAAACCATATCATATTTTTCTATATCATTATAGTTCATTAGTAGAGTTACTTTGTCAGAACGTCTATATTTATGATATGCACTTATTTTCATTAATGCTAAATTAGGAAATCTATGACTATTGTTACTTAATAAATCTGCATCTATTATTCCAATCTTCAGACCGAACTCCTCCTTGCTGTCATGCTCAATCATCGCATGATAAGATGGAATTGGCAAGTCTTTGTTTAAGTTATTATTTGATTTATCTTTTTTATTATTTTTCATTAATTATTCCTCCTAATATTTTATTTATTGATTTTATTATGATTATTTATCTCTTCTTAATAATCCAACTAATCTTATTCGCTTTCACACAAGTATGAACATCAAATTTAGTTCTCAATACCTTACCATTCGCCCACCATTCATTCTTTAACCAATCTAATTGCTTTTGAGTTGCAGGTTCATATTTCCACTTTGCTTTTCTGTCTAGGAATGTGCTATATTTTCTTGAAGCATATTTTTCTGCTTCTTCAATGAGATTAATTAAATTATCATCCTCAGATATGTAATCTTTTGTGTTGATTCTATTAGTAGTATCAACTATGTAAAGTTCAAATATATTCTCTTGCAGATTCTTATAGATGGTATAATGTAAATCAGATGTTATTGATAATGCAAATGTATTTATGTCACACTTATACCAATTTAGGTAAGCTTCTTCAAAATACTCACTCATATTTGTTTTAAACAGTTTTAATTCTTCAGCAATTAATGCTAATCTTTCAATTTCTTTCTGCTTCGCTAATTCTTCTCTTTCTAGTTTCTCTGCTTTATTCTTTTCTTCACGTTCAATCGCTTCGGTTAATGTTTCTTGATCTTTAATTTCTACACCAAATATATCAGTCATTGTCATTAAGTCATGTTTGCGAACAATATCAACAACATCAATAATTAAGCAATTAGATTTACCTTCTGATGTTCTAAGTCCACGACCAATAATTTGAGTATAGAGTATTTTCGATTTCATGGGGCGACACAGAAGTATCGCATCTACTGGAGGATGGTCAAATCCCAAACTTAGTATTCCTACGTTTACAATCACAGGTAATTTACCAGACTTAAAATTATTAATCACTAATTCTCTTTGATTATCTTCAATGGTTGAATCAACATAATCACAAACAATATCATTATCTTTAAACTTTTGACAAATATCTCTGGCATGGGCTATTCCTGATGCAAATACAATTGTAGATTTTCTATCTGAAGCATATTTGAGATAGGATTCTACTATGAGATCGTTTCTAGTGTCCGTATTTACAGTATCCTCTAATTGCCTCTGATTAAATTCTCCTGCTATTGTTTTTACATTAGATAAATCTGTGTCAGAATGGACATATATTGCTTTAGGTTCACAGAGATAATTACTCTTAATCATTTCTAATATAGATTTCTCATAAATGATTCCGTGAAAAACATTCTTCATATCTGGATTGAAAGCAGTTGCGGTAAGACCTATAACCTTTATATTAGGGTTAAGTTTATCTAGTATCTTTTTAATTTGTCCTACTGAACTGTGGCATTCATCGAAAAAAACTAATTCAAAATCACCATATTCAGACATTTGTTCTAATCTAGTTGATTTAGAATGCGTCAATGACTGTCTCGTTGCTATTACGACTTTATTGGAGACACTATTTAATGATGCTTGTACTGATCCAACATCTAAATCAGGATTTGTATTATATAGTTTCTCAATTGTTTGAGTTCTTAACTCTGATGATTGAACCACTATAAGTACACGCCCAACTGTTTCGTTTGCAATTGATGCCATAATTACCGTCTTACCTGTACCTGTGCTCAAGGATAATATACCATTAAAATTTGGTTGTAGATTTTTAACTGCTTCTACACTTTCTAATTGATATGGACGCAATTCATATGCCATTATTTAATTTCTCCTTCAAAATCTTTTTATTTATAAGTTTAAAAACAAATCATTTATTAAATTAATCAATCCTAAACTTGAAGCGATAGCGAAA